ATTACATCCTGAGCGCGAAAGTGCCAATAGCCAGATATGAAGGCAGAAAACTAAAAGACCTTATAGATAAAAAGTAAACATAATCTATGTATAGTCTGTATATAGATTATATTTATATATATATATTATAACAATTATTATAACACTTTGTGATTTTTCTTTCCGGCACGACAAAAAACCATGTTGACAGGCATGCTCTGTGGGCATATCGTTGATGCAGTCGTGGAGATTGAAAATGCAAAATGATATTCTGATTCGTGGGGCTGCGCTCCGCATGGGCGAAGGCCAGCATAAGGCTGTTTGCCCTATCTGTAATCCACAAAGGCGTAAGAAGGGTGAAAGAACTCTATCGCTGAAGGTGGAATTCAACGAAATTTTGTACAATTGCTGGCACTGTCAATCATCAGGCGTTATTTCGCTTGAGGAAAGATTCATGCCAGCTAGGAAGGAAAACAAGGTGGCTCTTGCTGTTCAACATAAATGGGATGATTTGTCTGATAATACAATATCTTGGCTAAAGAAGAGGGGGGTTTCGGAAAGCACCGCAAGAGAAGCAAATTTAAAATCCGCAACTCACTACATAGCTTCTCTGAAAGAGAATGTTGAGTGCGTTGTGTTCCCATACATGAATCAGGGGGTTATGTACGCAGCGAAGATCAGGGCAATATCTGAAAAGGGATTTTCCTGTCACGGTGCGCCAGCATCTTTTTTCAATGCGGAATCTATCGTATCTGGGGATGACCTATTTATTTGCGAAGGGGAAATGGACGCCCTCTCATTTATGGAGGCAGGGTTTGAGAGCGTTGTCTCCGTCCCTAATGGAGCCGTTATGAAGGTTGTTGACGGCAGGATAGACCCACAGGACGACAACAAGTTTAGGTTTCTTTGGGATGCGAAGAAAAAGATAGACTCAGCCAATCGCGTTATCATAGCCACAGATGATGATGGCGCTGGTCAAGCAATGGCAGAGGAGATAGCCAGACGTATCGGCAAGGATAAGTGTTGGAAGATTGAGTTTCCTGATGGCTGCAAGGACGCGAATGATGTCTTGGTAAAAAAGGGAAAGGCGGCATTTGAAAAGATGTGTGCCGGTGTTGTGCCTTGGCCTGTTGCCGGTCTTTATGATGCTTCTCATTTTTATGACCAGCTTGATGAGATATATGATAACGGCATGGGCAAGGGGGCCTCGACAGGATATCAATCTGTTGATGAGTATTACAGCATTGTCGAAGGTCAGCTTACAGTTGTCACAGGACACCCCTCATCTGGCAAGTCTGAGTTCATCGATCAAATCATGGTTAACTTGGCCGAAAAGAAGGGGTGGAAGTTTGCTGTCTGCTCTTTTGAAAATGAGCCACGGTTACACATAGCTAAACTGATAAGCAAGTACCTGTCGAAGCCTTTCTTTACCGGAGTAACGCCGAGAATGTCTAGGGAAGAGTTGGAAACAGGAAAGCTTTTTGTCAGGGAGCATTTCAGCTTTCTTTATCAAAATGATGGATCAATGGCGACAATTGAGGGCATAGTAGAGCGTTTGAAGATTGCTGTTATGCGTCACGGCGTAAGGGGCGCAATCATTGACCCATATAATTACATACAGAAAAATGGAGACATTTCAGAGACAGACTGGATTAGTGAAATGCTAACGCAATTAAGGGTGTTCGCGCAGTCTCATGGTATTCATTTATGGTTTGTAGCACACCCCACGAAGATGATGCGTGATGCAAATGGAAAGGTTCCAGCCCCAAAAGGGTATGACATATCTGGATCGGCTGCTTGGTTTGCCAAGGCCGATATAGGCTTATCTGTACACAGGCCAGACCCAGTGAATAGCGCTGTCTCAGAAATTCATATATGGAAGTGCCGATTCTCTTGGATCGGCAAACAGGGGGTTGCTGAATTGTTCTTTAATCCTGTAACGTCAAGGTATTCAGAGGCCGTCCAAGATGATTTTATGGACACGCCAACCCCGTACCAAGCAAAAAAATATGGCGAAGTGCCGTTTTAGCACTCCGAACGAAAGCATGATAGTAGGTGATTTATGAGAAAAGGAAAAATTTTATTGGAAGAAGCTGGCTCCGTTATTGATGCCCGGGGCGACCATTATGGATCGCCGTTAGAAAATTGGACTAGGATTGCTAATTTATGGAATGCATATCTTGGAGATAAGTTGAAAGATGGGGAAAAAATAACACCGCTTGATCATGGCCTCATGATGGATCTTGTCAAAACGGCCAGACTTATTGAGAGTCCACATCACTGGGACAGCTATTTGGACAAATGCGGCTATGCTGCTGCCAGTGTAGAATGCTTCGATAATATTGTTGACTAGGTTTGTACTAGGGTATAATTTAACAAATAGCACTTATGTGCTGTTTCCTCCATCCACGACAAAAAAAGGGGAGCGGTGAAAACCGCTCCCCTTTTGATTTATGTGGCTGAACCCGTACTGAGAAAAAGACACGACAAGCACAGGCCTTACGCCAGCCAGCCACATGGCTGTAACAATGTGCCGTGTCTATCCCCTATTCATCCCATATTTTTTCATCAGACATATCAGGCCAAAAGCATGTAGCTGAGTTCATGCATATTGAACTTTCGTTCTTTCTGTGGTCTTGATATGTAGGAAAATCTTTAGGCAGCCTATCAATCACCACATCTCCGTAGTCTTTATAGCCCATGGCTGTTTTAGGCGGCTTTTCCACAAAAGGAACGCCGTTGCTAAAACTAAATGAATTTTTTTTATGCATTAGGCCCCCCATTCCAATGCATACGCAAAACACTACCGTCAGGCGAAAGATCAGCAAACTCGCCATCACGCGAATTGGAAAGCGTGTATTGCTCACTGATTTTATCATAGGTCATACTGCTAACGATCAGGGGAACTTTGCCAACTTTATGGCATTCCCTGATGTATGAGTCCTTGGCTTTTTCAATGTTCATGAACCCCTCCTTGACAGATTTATGGTTGCATAACACAGCAATGCAGCCCCGCCGTACATAAGCAGGGTTCCCATCAGTACACTTGACCCAACGGTTTCTAATGTTCCGGCACCGACAGACATAAGCAAAAGCGCGCCTGCAAACTGAATATAATCTTTCATGATTAGTTTTCTCCATAAGTATGTTTGTAAGTTGTGCTTTCAGGATCGTATGGCCAATACCTTTTTGGGGTGTTGATATGATCCTCAAGTTTATTGGCATCCTTAAATCTAAAATGGCTTGTGGTATCGTATCTGTCTATTCCACAATTCCAAAAGTAATAGAAGCCATGAAACTTTCGCCTGTTAAAAACTTCAAAGGCTGGAGCGTAAAAAATTTCATCCGCACCATGACATTTAGCGGTTCCAGAATAGCCGTTATTGTTAGGCTCGTTAAACTTTTCCTTTGGAATTATCATAGGCTCAAGAGTAAATCGCTTGTAGCTTTTAATTTTTCTAGATAAGTCCCGAATAGTTTCGCCCTCAAACATGGCCAGATGGTCAACTCTTCTGCCATCTGCCTGATACCAAACATTGATTTCTGTCCAATACATGTTAATCCCTCCAAACATTTCTACACATAACGTCAACATGGTAGGTGAATTCGTCATAGTCTAGCCACCTGTATGGCGTTTCATCAATAACAAATTCTGGCAGGGCATGCATCATATATTCCCTGCCAGCTTTGTAAACATTGTGCCACGCCTTCCTGATGCCGTCATCATATTCATCGACATCAGGGCGGTAAACAAACCCCTCGTATTCATATCTTGGGGCATTATGCCAGCTAATCATTATGCACCTCAACATTCCTGACAAGTTCCATAATCAATTCATGGATGCCCTCACTAAACTGGCCTGTCTCGTCAATGTCGTAGAGCCTTTCAAGAATATAGCCCACAGCGACCCTAGGAACGTCATCAGCGCAATATGGACATGGACTGCACTCACAATGTTCATCGCCGTCTACGCCCTTCATAGCGTCTTCTATGGCTATTTGGGCGTCAAGGGTGTGGAACAGCGGATGCCTGTCATCGCTGTCATAGTAATCGGTGATTTCCTCAACCTTGTTTTCCAAGGCAACCTCGATTGCGTTCAATTGAATTTCAGTCAATTTAAGATTTATTAGTTTCATAGCGTTACTCCCTTTACGCTTCGTTGAGGGTTAAATTGATAAGACGATTGCCATCTTCATCGGTGCGATAGGCTTGCATGACCTCAGTCGATAAAGCCCCGACCAAACCTTTTACTTCCCGACAAGCCTGTTCCTCAGCATCAGCAAAGTCTGACGCCTCGACTGTCACAGTGCGCTGCACCATTGCTTCGACTGTAACTTCATAATATTTTTGTGCCATCGTACAAATCTCCTAAGCATCAAGCATTTTGGTTAAGTGTCTAACAGTCCTGTTTTTCATGAGGCTATGAGCCTTTGACAGGTGTGAACTAAACGCATGAGGTGTGGTGGTTTTTTCGTCATGGCAATAAAGCGGGTGCAGATCGTCATGTTCTGTTGACTTGTGCGTTACCAGCCACCCATTTTCTTCAAAGCCCCTGCCATGTTTGAAGCCTACCGTTCTAACTTCCCATGCATTCATGCCATCTTCATCAACGTATCTGACATCTCTTGGACGACATGTAAGCACAAACCTGATGCCGGATGTCGAATTGATCAGGGCAAACCCCTTTGAGCCGACAGACCGCCACCATGTCGCGCCTATGCTTACATAATTTTTCAGGGTATATCTGCTACGCCCCTCTTCAACTTCCAAGCCGACAGGACTGCCCTTTCCCCCCAGATGGATTGAAGACTTTGGAAAGCCTCTATGCAGCGCATTTTCGGCCTGTCTTTTGCTTTTGGCCAAAGCATCTTGAACAGGGGCATAAGATGATTTGCGCTTCCTTTCGCGCCTGATATCTCTTATCGCCTCACCAAGGTAATGAGCGTAATTCCCAAATGCATCCCAAGCTTCACCTGATCCTGTTAGGGAAAGCATATGGCCTTCAATTTTATCGAAATCGTCTCTTATGCTTGTAGGCATGCGATATGAAAATTTGCCATGTGCGATAATAGCGTCAATCAACCTTGTATCCACATCGCTTTGCCATTGCTCACGCAGATTGGCAACCCGACTAATTAATCGCTGATACGCCTTATGTCTTTCAATATTTTTATTCATCTTTTCATTCTCCACTTGTTGTTAAAGTCCAGCGGCACTAAGCCGCTGGATCAATTCTGGCCATCTCGCCAAATGGTGCATCATTGCACCGCTCATCGGTTGACACCCAAAGCACTGGGTAGTCAGGGGCATCGGGGAAATCAAATATGCCCATGTCGGTCAAATAAACCATGTTATCGACAGGAAGGTTATTGTCATTGATGTACTCAAAGACAGGTTGAACCCTTGTTCCACCCCTACCCCTGCACTCTATGCTGTCGATGTAATCCCCCTGCCCATATTCTTTCACTGATCTGATCTGCGTGTCGCAGGTTATGACAGTAATAGAGTTGGGTTTGTGATCTTCAGCTATGTTGTTTAATTCACCAAGGAATTGCTGTAGTTCCATCGTGCTGACTGATCCGCTTGTATCGACAGCAACAACCACATCACCAACACCTATTTTATTGATCGATGGCATATATACGCCCTGCGTATACCAAGCCTTTTTGTTTGGCTTTCGGAAGGTATAATCGTCAGGCTGGTCACCGCCGATAAAGCGATTGAACACATCACGCCAATCAACCTTGGATCGGCGCATTTCATCAACCAGTTCTTGTATGGCTGCTGGCAGCTTGCCAACCGATTTGGCACCAGCGGCAGCAAGCATAACCTTTTGATCAATGCTGGCCTCAAGCTGCTTCGCCTCCGATGGTGATAGATCATTTCCATCATCACCCTTGGCATCATTGACCGCACCCCAACCGCAAGGCTTTTGATCTTTTTTATCCGGATCACTGCCAAGCTGTTCATAGATGCGTTCAGCGGTCATCCCTTTATATTGATCATCCCACAGGCCGCCTTCGGGAAGGGTGAATTGACCATCGATCAGTATGTGATTGATTGCGTGATCACAGGCAATGTTCCACCGCTCAGCGTCACGCTCACCGCGCCTGATCATATGCTTGAAGGCAACATGCAAGACCTCATGGGCAACAACACCAATGATTTCTTTATCGGTGTGCTGATCAACAAAATCCCCATTCCATTTGATAAACGTGCCGTCTGTACACATTGTCGGCTGGCTGTCATCCCGATGGATGTTGAGGCCTAGTGCCAGTGATCCAAAGAAGGGGTTATCCAATACAAGGCGGGTTCTGGCTCTTGCCATTTTTGTATCTGCGTCCATTTTAAAACTCCCAAAATTTGTACGATGGTATAAATGGGGCGGCGTGAACCGCCCCGCATGATGTTAAAGCATCAACTCTTTTCCATCGCTCAGCAAAAACTCGCGGAATGCTTGTGTCTGCTTTATTGATGGGTGCCGGTTGAATGCATCTTTGACAGCAAAGACCGCGAACTCTTTATGCGGCAACCGCTTCAGGTATTTAATGACGTTGCCAATATTCTTGTCATTAGCCTTGTAAGCCAGAGCGGCAGACACCGCATAGCAAACCGCAGGGTCTTCACTGATTGCCGCACTGTCAGGGTTTGCAATCACAGCATCAATGTCTGGCACAGTGTCATGGATTTTCTTATATCCCATGAACTCCGCGCATGCTCCAATGCCAACCTGACCGGCAACGGCTTCGGTTTCGTTGACCGCGTCTAATCCCCATTTCATCATTGTATCGACACGTTCCCATGACCGTGGTGATGGGCAAGAGTTTGCATCACGGTCAAACTTGTGAAGCAACTCAGGCCGGAAACGCAGGAAGCCGGTGACCAAAGGCGAAACGCCGACACCGTTCATATAGCCGATTGTGTCTTCAAGATCGGCTTCAACCTCAAGGAATAGCAGCCGGTCTTTCAGGTGGCTTGGCATGTTATTTGTGCCAGCCCGATCACTGGTTCGATTGCCAGCGCAAACGATAGACCAGCCGTCAGGCATTTTATGTTCACCGATACGCCGTTCATTGACTAGCTGCGCTGCGATGTTTTGATTGGCTACAGGTGCCTGTGGTAATTCATCCAAAAACAGGATGCCTTCACCGTCTGATGGCATCCAGTCAGGGCGTAGGCGTTTCATATTGTCACCGTCAGCGACAAGCCAGCCAGCCAACTCACCGGCATCATATTGAGCCAGTGACAGTATGTTCAGGCTAATTTCGCGTTCAGTTGCGATTGATTGCACGACTGATGTTTTGCCAAGGCCAGCACCGCCAACAAGGTAGGCGATAGGGCGTTGTGCATCACGACCATTTGCATGTTTGATTTGGCTGTCGATTGAAGCTTCGACAATAGCTTTTGCTTGAGATATACGCATAATCTTTAGTCTCCATTTTGTTGTGAAAGTTTAGGCAAGCGACTAAGCCGCTTGCCCTTCAAGTTGTGCAGTCATTGCTTTAACCGCGTCATTTTCGGCTTCTGTCTTTTTAGCGGCAGCCTCAGCGGCGGCTTCCATGTCACCGCGAACCCGCAATTTATCTTCCATCATGTCTTTGAACTCTTCGATTTCAGCATAAGTGAAACCACCAAGCCACTTGCCACCCTCTATGCGGTTGCCTTTGTTGTCTTTTTTGGTTGAGCGTCTCCCGACAACCTTTTCGACAGCTAGTTGAACCTTGGATTTTTCGGCCTCACCAGACACCGCTTTGATAAGCTTCGCCTCAGATGAAATCTGCTCTTGGCCGAAAATATCAAAGACCATTTCAAAGGTGATGTTTGAACCGCCAATGCCGAATACGTTCCGCGCACCGACTGCGTTCTTCAGCATTTTCTCTGCCATGCTTGGTGTCAAACCACCAAGGTCTTGTAGTTCACCCTTGATCGCTGAACTAACGCCTGTCGGCAGATTTGATTTTTCTGTGAGGGGTGCTGATGCAATGCCAGCAATTAGATGGCAATAGCTAATTATTTTTAATGCCTTTGCTTCATCACTGGCTTCTTTCGCGCCATCTTTCAGGATGCTGATCTTCTTTTCGTTTGAAGCGATTTCATTTAGGTTGTCATCTGACATTGAAAAAGTAGTTTTGGCCATGACGGCTGTCTCCATTTTAAAGTTGAAATATAGCAGGACGCTATGACCCAGCGGGTGCTGGGTTTCGCTGGTGTCCTAAGCCAGCATCATCAGATAGCTTAAATGGCAATATATTCGGTGAGGCGTAGAGTGCCTTGCTTCACAAGCTTGCCTTCCTGCATGAGATAATAAGCGTGAAAGCGGCGGTTCTTGTAAACCGCGATCATCTCAGGCTGCTCACCGAATGCTTTATTGCAACGTGCAATATATTCACCCAAGGCCTTGATGGTTGGCTTGATCGGGTAAAGGGTTGTTTTGCCGTTGTCGTTTAATTGATTAGCTGAATACATAATAAATCCCCTGTTTCGCGTGTCTCTTCAATAACTGGGTTACGATCCCCAGCGACAGGTTGTATTCATCTGGCGTGTTCTAAACCGACACGTTACGGCTGGCTTGATAGGCCTTGCCTCAGTCTCCACCCCCAACTTGCACTAGCCCCTGACTGAGCATCAAAGCGGTAGTTGGTGGTGTTCCAGTTTCGGGGTTGCTAGCCCCTCGCCCCAAGTGGGCGGTCAGATAATCAGTAGCGGTGGCCTCCTAAAAAATTTCAAAAATCAAAATTATTCCTTGTCGTATCATAGTATGAAGAACAATAAAAGCATTAAAATGCATCTAATGTCGTTTTTTTCTACTACGGTACAAAATGACCACTAATGACCATCGCAATGCATAGACGATTGAGCCACCCATATTATTGTGAGGGGTTTGTTTTTTCTCATTTAATTCAAATAATCCCCAGAATATTGTTTGTACACAAACAAGTTTGTTCACCATCTGTTCAGGGTGCGGAACAAAACGTGAAAACGAGCGAGGTTTGCCTGTGAGGGGGGTCTGGAAAAGTTCGTGTATCATTATGACCAAAAACACCCAAAACGCCCCTATGAGCTTCTATGGGCGATTAAAGGCCATGAACAAACCGTGAACATTGCCATATATGAGATTAGGGGATATCAG